TGCCTTTTCATATTAATAGCTTATGGAATGATACTTTTGAGAAGGTCATGATGTCTGTAATTTTAGCCTATTTCGGAGGACGCACGACGGAAAAAGCTACAAAGATATATAAAAAGTAAAACAAAACTTTAACAAGTAATAATAAATATAGTAATAATAATTAAAATTTAATCAAATGAGTGAAAAAGTAAACAAAATTGAAGAGCAAGAATTAAAAACAGTTAAAGAACAAACAGGAAAAATACAGCAATGTGTATTAGATCTTGGTTCTTTAGAAGTAAAAAAAGCTGAAATCATGCAAGCTTATTCTGAGTTCTTAAAAGAATTAGATGTAACTAAAAAAGAACTTGAAGAAAAGTATGGTCAAGTTAATATCAATTTAACTGATGGTTCTTACGAAGAAGTAAAAGAAGAAGAGAAGACTGAGGAAAAATAAACATGGACTCAGTTATAAGAAAGATAAGTATAGGCGCGGACTATAAAAACGAAGCTATGCATTATTCTGTTGGCCAATCTGTTTATGGTGGTCATCATATACATAATATAGTTTTTAGTGACGCAGATAATTCTTATAATATTTATATAAAAAAACAAGATGAGGTTATGCCATGGAAGAAGTTTAACTCTAACATGGCTATATCCGTTGAGTATGATTTAGAATATTAATGGAAAGCATATATAACTTTATTATCAAACCTAAATTAGGTAGGTATAATAACGAAATTAAAGTAGGTGATAAAAATCTTATAGTTAATGCTAACATAGAAGATCATAAGCTTGTTAGTAGAAACGCTATTGTTGTTGCAACACCTTTAGCTTTTTGTACTGATATAAAAATAGGTGATGAAATTATAGTTCACCACAATATATTTAGAAGATGGTACGATATAAGAGGCAACGAAAGAAACAGCGGTCAATATTTTAAAAAAGATTTATACTTTTGTAAGCCAAATCAAATATACTTACGTAAAGAAAATAAAAAATGGCTACCATTTATGAATAGATGTTTTGTTATGCCTATAAAAGACAACAACCCTCTAACAACTGATATTGAAAAGAAATGTGTTGGAATATTAAAAATAGGTAATAGTGAGCTAGAGGCATCTAATATTAACCCAGGAGACATGGTTGGATATAAACCAGGTCGTGAGTGGGAGTTTGTTATTGATGGCAAACGAATTTATTGTATGAAATCAAATGATATTGTTATAAAGTATGAGCAACAAGGAGACGAAGTTGAATATAATCCAAGCTGGGCGAGTAGCAGTTAAAGAATTAATTAAAGTTGCTAAAGAGCCAATTATAGATTTTGGACCAGATATTTCCGCGGATAGATTAAAAAACGCAGCTGCTACAAAAAAACTAGCTATATTCGATGCTTTTGAAATATTAAGCAGAATACAAGAGGAGCAAGATATGTTAGATGATAAACCTAAAGAACAGGTTAAAAAAGAAAAACCTTTTAAAGGTTTTGCTGAAAGAAGAGCTAAGTAATGTACGAGCAAAATTTATATAAAATATTAGATAATCATATAAAACCTAAGATTATAAACAGAATGAACCGTTATAAAAAATGGGAATATGGTTATAATAAAGAACATGATATAGTTGTAATTAGTAAAGATGGAACTATAGGTGATATATATGATATTCAAAATCTTAAAATAGCTTTACCTAAAGCTAAAGATATAAAAAAATTTGATAGCAATACTTGGGAAAAAAAAGAATTACCTAAGGTTTTATCAAGAATAAAAACAGTGTTTGACTGGAGAGAATATCCAGAAGACTTTAAAGAAAAATGGTATGATTACATCGATAATGAGTTTACCTGTAGGGAGAAAGGTTTTTGGTTTTATAACAAAGATATTCCTACTTACATTACTGGTACTCATTACATGTACTTGCAGTGGAGTAAAATTGACGTTGGGGCACCAGACTTTCGAGAATCAAATAGATTATTCTTCATTTTCTGGGAAGCTTGTAAGGCTGACGTACGATCCTATGGAATGTGTTACCTTAAGAACAGGCGTTCTGGGTTTTCATTCATGGCATCGGGAGAGGTGGTTAACCTGGCAACTATATCCAGCGACTCACGATATGGCATTTTATCAAAGTCTGGGCCTGATGCCAAGAAGATGTTTACCGATAAGGTGGTACCCATATCAGTTAACTACCCCTTCTTTTTCAAGCCGACCCAGGACGGAATGGACCGTCCAAAGACCGAGCTTGCCTACAGAGTCCCAGCCAGTAAATTTACCAGACGTTCCATCACCGTCACCTCCGCTGACGAAACCTTACAGGAACTCAAGGGATTGGACACCACAATCGACTGGAAGAACACGGGGGATAACTCCTACGATGGAGAGAAACTCAAACTCCTCGTACATGATGAATCGGGGAAGTGGGAGAAGCCGAACAACATCCTCAACAACTGGAGGGTTACGAAAACCACCCTTAGATTAGGTAGTAAAATTATTGGTAAGTGTATGATGGGATCAACATCAAATGCTTTAGATAAAGGTGGTAGAAACTTTAAAAAACTATATGATGATTCCGATGTTACAAAAAGAAACCGCAATGGACAGACTAGCTCGGGATTATATAGTTTGTTCATACCTATGGAATGGAACTACGAAGGATACATTGATGCTTATGGCTTACCTGTATTCAACACACCATCAACTGAAATTAAAGGACCTCAAGGAGAATTTATCGATATTGGAGTACTCGAATATTGGGATAACGAAGTTGATGGATTAAAAAACGACCAAGATGCTTTAAATGAGTTTTATAGACAATTTCCTAGAACTACAAAGCATGCTTTTAGAGACGAATCCAAGTCGTCTTTATTTAATCTAACTAGAATATATCAGCAAATAGATTTTAACGAAGACGCTGATAATAAAAAATTAGTTACACAAGGTAATTTTATATGGCAAAATGGAATAAAAGATACTAGAGTTACGTTTGCACCTAACCCACAAGGAAGATTTTTTATAACATGGATACCTAATGCTAATCTACAAAATAGATATATTGAAAAAAATGGTATAAAATATCCAGGTAATGATCATCTAGGAGCTTTTGGATGTGATCCATATGATATATCAGGTACAGTAGATAAAAGAGGTTCTAACGGATCGCTTCACGGCTTAACTAAATTTAGCATGGAAGACGCGCCATCAGATCATTTCTTTTTAGAATACATTGCTAGACCTCAAACAGCTGAGATCTTCTTTGAAGACGTGTTAATGGCTTGTATTTTTTATGGAATGCCAATACTATGTGAAAATAATAAACCTAGGCTTTTATATCATTTTAAACGTAGAGGATATAGAGGTTTTGCAATGAATAGGCCTGATAAAGTTTATACTAAACTATCAGTTACAGAAAGAGAAATAGGTGGTATACCTAATTCTAGTGAAGATATTAAGCAAGCTCACGCAGCTGCTATTGAATCTTATATAGAAAATGCAGTAGGTTTTGATGGTGAAAATTATGGAGATGTTTATTTCCAAAGAACATTAGAAGACTGGGCTGCTTTTGATATAAATAACAGAACATCTCATGATGCTTCTATTAGTTCGGGTTTAGCAATAATGGCTTGTAATAAAAACCGATATGCTCCTGTAAATAGAATAATAAGAAAACCTATTGACCTTGGTATAAAAAGATATAATAACAAAGGTTTAGTTTCAAAAATAATTAAGTAAATGAATACAAATTTAGCAAATCCAAACAGTGCTTTCCCTAGTCAAGTAGTGCCTGATGCTGAGAAATCAACATTAGAGTATGGTAGAAAGGTTGCGCAAGCTATAGAAAGTGAGTGGTGGAGACAAGGTGGTAATGGAACTAGATTTGCAAGTTCTTTTAATAGATTTCACACGTTAAGATTATATGCTAGAGGCGAGCAACCAGTTCAAAAATATAAAGACGAATTAGCTATTAATGGTGATATGTCTTATTTAAATTTAGATTGGAAACCTGTTCCTGTTGTTTCAAAATTTGTAGATATAGTTGTTAATGGTATTTCTAATAAAGTTTTTGATATAAAAGCTTTTGCACAGGATCCAGTTTCATTAAAGAAAAGAACAGACTATGCTAACGCTATAATGCAAGACATGTTAGCTAAACCTTATTTACAAGAACTACAAGGTAAGTTAGGTATAAATGAATTTAATACAGGTGATCCTGCTGGTTTACCTGAAAATGAAGATGAGTTAGACATACACATGAGACTTAGTTATAAGTCTTCAATTGAAATAGCTGAAGAAGAAGTAATAAATAATCAACTTTCTAAAAATAGATTCGAAAACATAAGAAAAAGATTTAATTATGATTTAGTTACTTTAGGTATTGGAGCAGTTAAAACTAATTGGAATAAAGCAAATGGTGTAACCGTTGATTATGTTGATCCTGCTAGGTTAATATATTCTTATACTGAAGATCCTAACTTTGAAGATATATATTACGTTGGTGAAATAAAGTCATTAACTATTGCTGAAATAGCAAAACAATTTCCTGATTTAACAGAATCAGATTTAGATAGAATATCAAAAGCTAAAACAAATAGAGATCCTGTATACGGTTGGACTACTTATGATCCTGATACTGTGCAGGTTATGTATTTTGAATATAAAACGTACAATACTCAAGTATTTAAAATAAAACAAACAGAGCACGGTTTAGAAAAATCATTAGTAAAAACAGATCAATTTAATCCACCAGAAGCAGATACTTTTAAAAAGGTTTCTAGAAAAATAGAGGTACTTTATAAAGGTGCTAAAATAGTTGGTAACAATGAAATGATTGAGTGGAGGTTGGCTGAAAATATGACAAGACCTTTTTCTGATACTACTAAAGTAGAAATGAGCTATGCTATTTGCGCACCTAGAATGTATCAAGGAAAAATAAACTCTATAGTTAGTAAAATAACAGGGTTTGCTGATATGATACAGTTAACTCATTTAAAGCTACAACAAGTTATCGCAAGAATGGTACCAGACGGTGTGTTCTTAGACATGGATGGTTTGGCTGAGGTTGATCTTGGTAATGGTACAAACTATAATCCAGCGGAGGCATTAAATATGTATTTCCAAACTGGTAGTATTGTTGGTAGATCGTTGACACAAGAAGGAGAACTTAATAGAGGTAAAGTTCCTATACAAGAATTACAATCAGGTGGTGGTAACGCTAAAATAGCTAGTTTAATACAAACGTATCAGTATTATCTACAAATGATAAGAGACGTGACCGGATTAAATGAGGCTAGAGATGGTAGTATGCCTGATAAAGATGCTTTAGTTGGTTTACAAAAAATGGCTGCTAATGCTTCTAACACAGCTACAAAACATATATTACAGTCTAGTTTATGGTTAACATTAAGAACTTGTGAAAATATATCATTAAAAATTGCAGATTCTTTAAATTATCCTTTAACACTAGAGTCTTTAAAAAGCTCTATATCTACTTACAATGTAGGTACTTTATCAGAAATACAAAACTTAAATCTTCATGATTTTGGTATATACTTAGAGTTAGAACCAGAGGAAGAAGATAAAGCTATGTTAGAACAAAACATACAAATGGCTTTACAACAAGGTGGTATTGATTTAGAAGACGCTATAGATATACGTCAAATCAAAAATCTTAAACTAGCTAATGATGTTTTAAAACAAAAACGTAGAAAAAGACAAGAACAAGAGCAACAAGCTCAACAAGCTAATATTCAAGCGCAAGCGCAAGCACAGCAACAAACACAGCAAGCTCAGGCTATGGCTGAAGTTGAAAAACAACAAGCTATATCCGGTGCTAATGTTCAATACGAACAAGCTAAAAACCAAATGGAAATACAACGTATGCAAACTGCTTGGCAGATTAAACAGCAAGAAATGGAGATTAAACATCAATATGACATGCAACTTAAGCAGCTTGAGATAGAAGCTATGAAAGAAAAAGAAGGTGCTATTGAAGATAGAAAAGATAGTAGATCAAAACAAGAAGCTACTCAACAAAGTAAAATGATTAGCCAAAGACAAAATGATTTACCACCTTCTAATTTTGAACAACCAGGTTTACCTCCTGGAGGTGCTCAGCCTGCTATGGTTGACATGCCTGTTCCTTCATTAGAACAACCGCCGCAACCGGGCGTTTAATCGGTTATTATTAATTTTATAATATTTTATTATGTCAGAAAAAGAAACAACAAAGCCAGAGGTAGCTAAAGAAGCTATTGCTGAAGGTGGGGATATGAAAATGAAAAAACCCAAGTTTGAAAAATTTAAAGGAAAAAAAGATAAAACCTTTAAAGTAGATTTATCAAAGGTTGATACCTCGTTAGAAGGTAATAACAAAATAGAACCACCTATAAAAGTAGATTTAACTAAAAAACCACAAGACGATGCCATTCAAATCGGAGAAACAAAGACAGTGGATGTGGGCGAACGAACCGGAGATGGCGAAAAGATGGACGCTGGAGGAGCAACAACCGTTGAAGAGTCCAGCTCGCCTATTAAAGAAATTGAAAAGGTGGCCGAAAAGCCATTACAAGAGCCAATAGTTGAAACACCTAAAATTCAATTACCAGAAAATATAGAAAAATTGGTAGATTTTATGAAGGAAACTGGAGGTACTATAGAAGATTATACAAGACTTAACGCTGATTATACTAGCGTTGATGATGATATTCTTTTAAAAGAATATTATAAAAAATCTAAACCTCATTTAAACGATGATGAAATTTCTTTTGTTATGGAAGAAAATTTTAAAGTAGACGATGAGATAGATGATAAACGTGAGATTAAAAAGAAAAATCTTGCTAAAAAAGAAGAAATTGCAAAAGCCCGTAACTATTTGGAAGAGCTGAAAGGGAAATACTATGATGAAATCAAGTTGAGATCATACAGTAATCCGGATCAGAAAAAAGCTATGGATTTTTTCAATAGATACAACAAAGATCAGGAAGTAGCTAAACAAAAGCATGGAAGATTTATTGACGATACTAAAAAACTTTTTGCTGAAGATTTCAAAGGTTTTGACTTCGAAGTAGGTGAAAAGAAATTTAGATACGGTGTTAAAGACCCTAATGCAGTAGCTGAAAATCAATCAAATATTAACAATTTTGTCGAGAAGTTCTTAGACAATGAGGGTAATGTTAAAGATACACAAGGTTATCATAAAGCTATGTATGCTGCTCAAAACGTTGATCGAATTGTAAACCATTTTTATGAACAAGGTAAAAGTGACGGTATAAAAACCGTTATGGAAAGTTCTAAAAATCCAACAATAGGTGAACCACGTCAAAAAAGAAGTGAGGATATTTTTGTTGGTGGTTTTAAAGTTCGTGCAATTGACGGAGTAGATAGTTCGAAGTTGAAAATTAAACGAAGTAAATTTAACAATTAAAAATTAAACAATTATGGGTGTATTAAGTCCTCAGTTTGGAGGGTTAGTCCCATCATCATTACAACAATTAAGTACTACAAATTACTTAAGTTTTACTGGTGGTGCGAATGACTTTTCACAACAATATCTACCGGAAATTTATGAAGCAGAGGTAGAGCGTTATGGAAACAGAACGTTAAGTGGCTTCTTAAGAATGGTTGGCGCTGAAATGCCAATGATGTCTGATCAAGTAGTTTGGTCGGAGCAAAATAGATTACATATTTCATATGAAGGTGTTGCAGTTAACGCAGCTGGTACTCAATTAACTTTACCAGGTGGTGTAACTAACGTTATATTTGGTAACGCAACAATCGTAGTTATGGATCCTGTTGATCCTGCGTTCACAGTTAAAGCAATCGTACAAGATTCAGGATGTATTCCTGGTTCTGGTTTAGGTGCTCAAGTTGTAGCTGCTTATGCTTACAATCAAGTTAACCTAGTAAACGGTTCTGGTGTTGCAAGAACAGGATTAAAAGTATTCGTATACGGTTCTGAATATGCAAAAGGATCTACGTTAAACTCAACGTCAGGTCAGTCTATAACTCCTTCTTTCTCACAATTCCAAAACAAACCAATCATTATCAGAAACAGATACGCTATCAGTGGATCTGATGCTGCTCAGATCGGTTGGGTTGAAGTTGCTGCAGAAGATGGAACTAGTGGTTACCTATGGTACTTAAAAGCTGAAGGTGAAACTAGAATGAGATTCGAAGATTATTTAGAAATGGCAATGGTTGAAGGTGAATTAGCTACTGCTGCAGGTCAATTCCGTGCAGGTGGTAATCAAGCTAACGTTCCTTCATTTACAGCTGCTACTACTAATCTAGGTACTGAAGGTTTATTTGCTGCTATTAATAATGGTGGTAATATTCTTTCTGGTTACGCAGGATCTTTACAAGACTTTGATCAAGTTCTTGAAAACTTAGATTCTCAAGGAGCTATTGAAGAAAACATGCTTTTCTTAGATAGAAAAACTGAGTTATTATTTGATAACATGTTAGCGCAACAAAACTCTTACGGAGCTGGTGGTACATCTTACGGTGTATTTGAAAACTCTGAAGACATGGCGCTTAACTTAGGTTTCTCTGGATTTAGAAGAGGTTCATATGAC